TGAGTTTTTTGAGCTTATATCATTAGCTATTAAGCTACATTTTTATATACTTTTGTTATGGAAATAAAATATACTAAGCAGTTTGAAAAATGGTATCTTTCTTTATCTGATTATAAAGTTAAATCGGCTATATTGCGTAGATTTGACAAGATAAAAAATGATGATTATTTGGGTGATTTTAAGAGTATAGATATTGATTTATATGAGCTTAGGATTTTTGTTTCAGGTGGGATAAGATTGTATTATACTATTCAAAATGGTGTTTTAGTTATATTTCTTTGTGGTGGTGATAAATCAAGTCAATATAGAGATATACAAAAAGCTAAAAATTTATTAAAGGAATTAAAATGCTAGCATTGAAAGAATTTGATCCTATTGATTTTTTGAATAATTCAGAAATGAGAAAGGAGTATTTAAATCAAGTTTTGGCAGATGGTGATATCGAGGAGCTTAAAAGAGCTATATTTTATATTTCCAAAGCCGAAGGCTTAGAGAATGTAGCAAAAAAAGCAAATTTAAATAGGGAAAGCTTTTACAATATGTTTAAACCTAATTCTAAACCTAGATTTGAAAGTATATTTAAAATCCTAAATGCACTTGATTATAAACTTAGTTGCAATTAGTTCTTATTTAAATCATATAAGCCGTTAATTCTCTTTAATTTGTAAAAAATTACACTCTACTTTATGTTGTTGAAAGTATAATTCACATCCTTTATCCATATTTGAGTTAGAAACTATCACTCTTTTTATAATTTTATTATTTAAATATTTATTATTTTCTTTTTCATACATATGGCAATCTCCTATAAATTTTCTTATTAAATCTTGCTTTAGTGGATATATTGAATTTTTGCATTGTATTAATAATACTTCTTTATCCTTATATGCTATTATGTCTATCCCCATATCTTTTTTTCCTTCTTTCACCCCTTTCATATATACTTTGTATCCCAACCCTTTAAAATGTCTTCCTATCTGAAATTCATATTTAATCCCTTTGTCTATATTTGCTTGTTTTAATTCTTCTATATATTTTTCTTTTTCTATTTTTTCTTGTTCTTTTTGTTTGTTTAATTTTTTTATCTCTATATAAAAATATCCACTCGTTAATATACTTCCAAGTCCGAAAGATATAATATATTCAACCATTTATTCTATTTCCTTTTTTAGTAGTCTTGTTTTGATATCAGATATATAAAATTCTTGTTCTTTTTCGCTTAATCTTGAAAAATATTCATTTAATTCTTTGATTTTTGAATTACTTTCATTTTCTTTTTGAAAATTTTTTATTAAAAATTTATATAATGCTGGTCTATTTTTTTCCCAGTTATACAGTGTTCTAATCTCTATTTGTAGCTCTTTTGCTAATTCTGTTTTATTTACCATTATATGAAAACTTTTCATTGTTTTATTTTAAATTAAGCTTATTTATGAAATAATTTCATTGTGATATTTGAATATATTTCATATTTGTTAAATTCTATCATAAATATGAAATTTTTACAAACCAACCAAAAAACGCAGTCAGAGTAAAGAGATGAGAGTAAGCCGTTTTTTGGTAATTTCCTTTTGCGTTTGGTTAAGCGATATTAACCAGCCCTAAGTAAGGCTTTAAACTGCTTGGGCTAGTTTTTTATCGGTAGATCTCTAGCCCTAATTTATACCGAAAAATAAATTTTAAAGGATTTACCGTGATTATTCAACAACAATACAGCATAAGTTACGAAGTCATAAAAGGCTTTGTCAAAGCTACTTCTAGCGGAAGTATGAAAAATGATAGTGGTGAAGTAATAGAATATGGTCCAAGTGTTCGTATTTTTGCTACAAATATATATCAAGCTACTACTGAGAATGAAAAAACAGGCTTTGCAAATAGTTACGATAGACAACTTTGCTTTAAAATCAATTGTGAAACTGATACCAAAGCAGGACAAATCGCAAATCTAATACAAACTTCTTTAATTTCAAATTCTCCTATTTATATTAATGGTGATATTCCTATCCGTAAAAATGATGGTTCATTTGAAGTAAGCGTAATAGAAATTAAAGGCTTAGATAAAGAACTTGAAAAGTTAAAAGAAGTTAAAAAGTAAATTTCTACAAAGCCCCTTTTTAGGGGTTTGATAGAGATTTAATCTCAAATATTTTTTTAAGGAGTTTAAGATGAAAAATCTTAAAACTAAGGTAATAACAGGCGTTTTTGGTCTTATGAGTTTATCTAGCCTTGCAAGTGCTGCCGTAACAATAGATGACGCCACTGGTAAAGTTAGTGGCTCTCTTGATGTAGGTCCTTATATGGCTGCTTTTGGGCTTGTTATTATCGCTGTTGCTGCTATGTGGGCTGCTAAAAAAGCTCTTTCTCTTTTTGGAAGATAATTCCAAATTTCAAGCTGGAAATTCGCCCTAAGAAATAACAACTAAGGCGAATTTCAGCAGACAACCGAAGGGCGTCAGTCTTAAAAAAAGGTAAATAAAATGGATATTGATTTTACAAAACTAGCTATTTTTATAAACTCTTACTTTGGAGTTCTTATCGTTGCTTGTTTTATTGTTAAATCTACTTTATTTGCTTTTTCTGTTTTCAATAAAGAATAAAAGGCTTCAAAAATGGATATACATAATCTTACAAATTTGCCTTTAAATGAATATCATTTTCTTATGGCTCAAACTGCTATTTTATGCGGTTTTTGTGTAATGCTTGTAACCTTTTTAATAATATCAAATTTAAAGGGATAAATAATGCTTGAAATAACTAGCGTGCCAAGTTTTGATTATTTCTTTACTATTTTTATTTACTTTACTTTATCTTGTATTCCTATTTTGCTTGTTTTTACTATTTTTACAAATAAAATTATGAAGTAAATAGTATGAAGTCTATTTTTAAAATAATTATTTTCTCTTTTTTATTTGTAAATTTTGCTTATTGCAAAACTTATTCGCCTATTGGTTCTACATCTCCCTCTACTGAATCTTATATAATTCCTGATAAAACAGAGGGCAAATATTATCGTGGCTATTTTGTATTAGGGGATAAATATTTTGACGTTAATTCCATTTATCCTCACCAGGTTAATTATGTTTATAAAACATGTGAACCTAAATTTTCTGAGTATCTTTCTTTAAACGGTAAAGCCATTGTTAAAGGTCGTTATGGAAATTATTCTAATTTTTCTTATATTGAATACTATGAAGTTACTCCTGAAACAACTAATTATAATTGCGATGATAAATATGTTGGAAATCAAGAAGCTATTAGGCTTACATTGCATATGATGTATACTAATAGATATTATACTTGTCCTGATGGTGGTACTTTTGATCCTGATACTAAAACTTATAAAATTTGCAATGAGGGTGATAAGCTTAATTCTTCTGGTATGTGTTATACTGATTGTACTAAATATGACTTTAAAAACGGAGTTATTAAGATAGGTTTTTCTGACGGGACTTGTGCTGATTGCTCTACTTCTAAAAATTATAATGATTTATATAAGTGTCTTTGTAATTTTTCAGGTTCTTCCTTTTCAAATAGCGGTGCTTTTGTTGGAGATAATAAAGGTTCTAATTATGCTAATTGTGATAATGGTACTCAGATAAAAACACCTGATAACGTTTTTGATGATAAACCTACAGAACCAACAAATCCTGATAAGCCTACAGAACCAGCAAATCCTGATAAACCTATAAATTCTGGTAGTGGTTCAAGCGGTGGCGATATAACAGATCCTAAACCAGTTCCAGGCGGTAGCGGTAGCGTTACAACAGATCCGGGAAAACCAGACGGTTCAGATCCGAAACCAGATGATAAACCAAAAGATCCTGATAATAATAATCCTGGTGGCGGTAGTCCTTCTGCTGATGATATTCTGGGTAAGTCTGTAGATTATAGCGGAACTTTAAAAGAATATAGTGATAAACTCGAAGAAATAAATAATAAATTCTCTGAAGGTATTAAAACTGTTTCTGATAGTTTACAAAGTTTTAAAGAAAATTATTTAAGTCTTATAGATGTTTTAGGTGGCGGTGTTAATTCTATAAATAAAAAAACCGTCGTAACTAGTTGTCCAAAAACTTTAGATTTAAAAATATCTAATGTTCCTAATATTAATTTTGATGTCTGTAAATTAATGGTTGATGTTAAACCTTTAACGTATGCTATTTTTTTCTTATTGTTTAGCTATATGTTCTTAAGCGTTATATATAGATTTATATTGTTATTTTTCATTTAGGACTTAAACATGCTTCAAGTAATCGGATATTTGTTTGGTTTAATAGGTTTTGTTATAACATATTTATTTAGTAAAATAACTTCAATTTCTGCTTTTTTAGCTGTTCTTACTATCAATGGTATTATTTTTGGCTTGTTTTTAACTTACGTTAAATTTCTTTTAGACATTATTTTATTTTTTTATCACAATGTTAATAATATTATTGATTATATTAATGAAATGATTAATAGCGGTGGAATAGTCGGTTATTTTGTTGATATATTGTCTAGCCTTGGGTTTGTAAATGCTTTTTATGATGCTTTTGTTATTTTTTCCGTTCCTTTTAATACTATGTTTTCTTTCATCGCATCAAAATATGCCGTTAGAGGACTTTTGTTTATGCGTGAAAGCATTTTATCTCTTGTTATATCAAAATTATCATAGGTCAAATAATGGCTATTCACTATATAGTTGGTAATCCTGGAAGCGGTAAGAGCTATTATGGCGTTTATATTCTTTGGGATAAATTCATAAAACAAACTAAAGAGCCAAAAGGATTTTTAAAACAATTTATAAAACCAAAAGTTACTAAAATTTATGATATTGCTTATACAAATATAAATGAGTTTAAATTTGATAAATCAGATAAGATTATTCCTTTCGACTTTGAAAATATATTATCTAGTTTGACTATACTTTTTAACAGATACAAATTTGAAAAAGCTACTGATGAAGAACTTATCAAAACTGCAAAACAACTAAATTTACTAAATGCTATATTTGTTATAGATGAAATACACAACTTTTTTAACGAAAAAGAAAACGAAGTCCTTATTTGGTGGCTTACTTACCATCGCCATTTATACCAAGAATTATATTTCATTACTCAGGATTTAAGCCTTGTAAATAACGAATACAAAAGAATAGCTGAGTTTTTCTACCGTGCTGTTGATAGCTCAAAACGCTTCTTTTCAAAGAAATTTAGATATATACAATACTCAAATTACAAACTTTATCAAAAAGACATTATTAAAACTTTTCATATAGATTTTAATCAAGAAATATTCAATTTATACCATTCTGGACAAAACGGACTAGGAACAAGCTTTGTTAAAAAATACCTTTTTATCTCTCTTATAATATTTGGTTTTTGTATTGTTGCATTTGCTATTTTTGTAAATTCTATCACTCCAGATACTCCTAAAAAAGATATACAAAATTCAAATATCCAAAATACTACAGAATTACCTATTACTAAAAATAATACTTTTGGTCAAATTTCTAAAAAAATTAATACTTCAGAAATATTTTACTATGAGATTAATTGTATAAATTTAACTTGCTCGTTTCCAAATTCAAACGATAAATTTGATAAACGAGCTATCAAATTTCTTCTAAATCAGACTGAAATTTTGTATGAAACTAAAAAATACAATATTTCAAATGTTGAAACGTCTATCTATTTTTTAAAAGATGATGTTTTTAAAATTCTTAATATCAAATTTAATGATAAAGGAAATACCGATGAAAAATGTAATAGCCTTTTTAGTAGCTTTGGCTCTAACAATACAAGCAGATCAAATCAAAAATAACCTTCTAGAATTTGCAAATATCGTATCTAGCTCTACTCAAAGTGAAATATTAATAAGTGGCGATATAAATCCGCTTGATTTTTACTTTTTTACTCCTAAAGAAACAACTAATATCAGTTTGCAAATATTTAAAAAGATGGTTGAGCTTCAAGGATTACGCTTTTTAAAACTAGGCTCGTTTTATTATGTTGATAAGCCTATTATATTTGATGAAAACGCAACCAACAAAGAAGAAGAGCCAGAAAATCTTTATTACATAAAACTTAAAAATAATAGCCATAAGGAGATTGACGCTATGCTAAATCAATACGATAAAAACTCTACATACATAAGTCAAGATAACGCAGTCGTTTTTAAAAGTACTGATAAAATTTACTCTGAAATACTTTCATATTCAGATAATTTTGATAATAAAGTAGCAAAACAGGTTAATTTTAAAGTAACTATACTTGAAACAAATTTAAGTGATTTAAAAAGTCGTGGCACAGAGATAAATTCACTTATAAAAGGTGTTGATAGCGTAGATTTTAGGTATTTTTTTAATCTTATAACGGTTCCTTATACTCAAAATACTAATGTAACAAATAAATCAAATCAATTTTATGGTGTTTTGAATTTTCTTGATACAAATAATATCACTAAAATAAAATCTAGCCCTTTTTTAGTTGCTAAAAATAATACAGAAGTATTTTTTAGCAATGTTAAGACAATTCCATATCTTACTACTTCTACAAATATCACAAATGCTCAAACTCAGCAACAAAGCAATTATAGCTATAAAGATGTCGGCTTAAAGCTTACTTTAAAGCCTATCATTATAAATGACAACATTGACGTTGATATTCATCTAATCTTTGAAAATTTACTAAGCAATTCTGATACTTTGACACCTACTACAAGCAAAAAAGAGTTAAAATCAACTTATAAACTTAAAAAAGGCGATATCCTTGTTCTAAGTGGCATTAATCAAGAAAATGAAATTACTTATACTTCTGGCGTTCCACTATTAAAAGATATTTGGCTTTTAAAATATCTTTTTTCTACTACTAAAAAAGAATTTGTAAATTCAATACTTACTATTACAATAGAAGTTTTTTAAAATGAATAACTTAAATACTGATATAAATTTATTTAATTATGGCGCCCCAAGCGCCACAATGAGCGCGCAGGAGCCTGCGACTGCGTGCGAACAGGGGGCGCCTTGTCAAATTAATAAAAAACTCTCAGCTTTAAGTTTGAGCGTAGCGAAAAACATAAAGCCATACATTAAAATACCTTTTGGAGTATCAAAAAATGATTTAAAATTATCAAATTTAATCAAATTAATAAAAAACTCTCAGCTTTAAGTTTGAGCGTAGCGAAAAACATAAAGCCATACATTAAAATACCTTTTGGAGTATCAAAAAATGATTTAAAATTATCAAATTTAAAATTACAAAATCAAAAAGAATGGCTAAAAAATCAAATTTATAAAATAAACAAAGAAACTGGCGAAGTAAAAACTCTTCTTGATGTTTCTATGTCTGCAAATTTAAGCCCAAAATATTACGCCGAACTTAATAACCGTGTAAATACCATTGCTGATTTTGCATTTAATAAAGGCTTAAAATCATCATTTTTAACAATAACTCTAAATGGTTGCTTTCGTGACGCTCTCAAAGGCGATTTTAGCCGTTTTACGCCTAAAGACAGAAGTCTTTTAAGCGATGATTTTAAATACAAGATGATGTTTAATCCTTATTCTATCGGTATAAAAGATTTAATTGATTTATTAAATTATCAATGGAATATATTTATAAAGCGTATTCATACTAAATTTAAAGGTATTGAAAAATATTATATAAGAGCTTTTGAGCCGCATAAAAACGACGGTGTTCCGCATATACACGCTCTTATTTCTTATCCAAAATACGCACACGAATTCATATATAAAACTTTTAAAGATGTTTTTTATGCTCCACAAAATTTAAAAGTTAATTATCTCTCTAAAGAGCAGATTAAAAATGGCGAAATAAATGGCTTTCAATGGACTTTAAGTAATCCTACTGGATATGTTTTAAAATATATAAATAAAAGTTTTATTAACTTTGATAAAAATGATAAATTAGATCCTAATTCTGCTTGGTATATAAAATATAAAGTTCGCAAATTTATTAGCTCACGTCACCAAATTCCGCTTTGGATATATCGTAAAATTAACTTCTTTTTTAGTGATTTTTATAATTTATGCACTTTGAAAGATAACCCTGATTGGGTTTGCGAGTGGAGCTACGATAAACAATATTTTCGCCTTTCAAACATACAAACTACCGAAACTATACTTTATGAAAACGGTATTATGAAACATACAATCAAAGATTATATTATACATATCTATCAAAAAGAGACCAAAGAACAAAATCCAACTCCATATAAAATTACTGATAAACTTACTATAAAAGCTAAAAAAGAGCATAAATTTATAAAACCACAAAATTTACCTATAAAAAGAATGAAAGATTACACTCTTATTACTTATTATAAAAATCTTGATACTTTTAACTCAAATTTACAACATTTAGCTTATGTTGAAAATGAGCTTATTAAGCGTGATTTAGGATTTATCGTAGGAACAAAAGAAATTCATAATCTCAATAAGCCTGTTGTTGAGAGTTTTATTGAAAGGAATAAAAGATATTATGATTTTTAATGAAGTTTTTAATCAGTATATAAAATATTATGAGCTTCTTTTACGTCCTAGCACCTTAAGAAGCGATGTTGCTACATATAATAAACATATTAAACCAAATTTAGGATTAAGAGATGTAAGTAAAATATCTTTTTTAGATATTCAAGTGTTTTGTAATGATCTTATCAAACAAGATTATAAGATAAAAACTGTTAAAAATATACTTACAAAATTAAGGGTTATATTTAAATTTTCTATGAAACTTGAACTTATAGATAAAAATCCTTGTGATTTTGTAGAACTTCCTAAATTTGATAATAAAGTATATTTTGACTATGGTGTAAAAACTCAAAAAAGGATTATTAATGCTATTGTTAATAACATAAATCCAACTGCTGATATCTTCTTTTTTCTTTTGCATGGTAGAAGAAAAAACGAAGTTTTATCTCTTAAGTGGTCTGATTTAAATTTGAAAAATAGAATTTACAAAATACCTTGCCAAATTAATAAAGCTAAGCGTGATATGTTTTATACTATGAGTGATGAGCTTTATAACAGACTTTATAAAAGATATATTAAAGCTAAAAAGTTAAATTTACTAAATACCTATGTTTTTCTTAATCCAGATACTAATAATAAATTTGTTGATTTACGCCGTTCTTGGAATACTTTATTAAAATCTAATAATTTACCTAAAATAAGACTACACGATATAAGACACTTAATCGCTACTTATTCTATCAATTATTTAAATTTACCAGTTGAGCAAGTAAGTTTTACTTTGGGTCATACAAATATAACTACTACGCAAAAATACATCACTACAAATATTAAAAAATCAAAAGAAACAATCGAAAATATACTAAATTCTGTAAAATAAAAAGTAAGATTATTTTAAGCTTTAAAATAATGTGTTTTAAAAGATGATTTTATGGGTATTTGGTTGCGAGAGAAGGACTTGAACCTCCGACCTTCGGGTTATGAG